GTCGGACAACGCGTTCTCGTGGAGCAACGGCAGCCGGATCCAGCTGGCCCACTCGCAGTACGAGACCGACATATTCTCCTACCAGGGGTCGCAAATCGGTTTCCTGATCATCGACGAGGCGACGGGGTTCACCGCCGACATGATCAGGTTCATCAGAACCAGGTTGCGCCTCGGTTCGCTCGTCGTCCCGGAGAAGTGGAAGAACATGTTCCCGAGGATCCTGTACACGGCCAACCCAGGCGGCATCGGCCACAACTACATGAAAAGCAACTTCGTGGACTTCGGGTCCGGTCGGACGTTCAAGGCCCCGGAGGACGAGGGTGGGATGGTGAGGGAGTTCGTCCCGGCCAAGCTGCGCGACAACATCATCATGCTCAGGAACGACCCGGAGTACGCCGACCGGATCAAGGGCATGGGGTCGAGCGACCTGGTGCACGCCATGATCGAGGGCGACTGGTCGAAGGTCGACGGCGGTGTGTTCAGCGACCTGTGGTCCCCGAAGGACCACGTCATCGAACCGTTCGACGTACCGCTGCCGTGGACGATCATGCGAGGGTACGACTACGGGTCGTCGAACCCGGCCGCGGCCGCGTGGTTCGCCGAGAGCGACGGGATGGAGCACGAACTGCCGTCGGGCGGAACCGTCTGGTACCCGAAGGGCGAGGTGGTCCAGATCGGGGAGCTCTACTTCGCCGACAAGAAGCACCACGGCCTGAGGCTGACGCCGCGCGAGCAGGCTCGCCGGATCAAGAGGTACGAGGTCGACGAGGGCCTGGCCGGTCGGGTCATGCCGGGGCCCGCCGACAACATGATCTTCCACAAGGAGCCAGGGCACCTGTCCATCGCCGAGGAGATGGGCAAGGAGGGGATCACGTTCATCCGCGGGGACAAGTCCCCCGGGTCCCGCGTCGCCGGTTGCGCGATCATGCGACAGAAGCTCAAGAACGCGTCGGGGCGGCGGGAGCTGCCCGGGTTCAGGGTGTTCAGCAACTGCGTCCAGACGATACGGACGACGCCGAACCTGGACAAGGACCCGAAGAACCCCGAGGACGCGGACACTCACGGCGAGGATCACTTCTGGGACGTGATCCGGTACCGCCTCTTACACGCCAGCATAGCGGTGAGCGAGATACCGCTGTACGGAACATAGGAGCGGCTCCATGCCGATCAACAGCAAGCACCCATCGTACCGGGCCAAGTACGAACAGTGGGTCCGGTGCAGGGACGCGTACGACGGTCAGGACGCGATCAAGTCGAAGGGCAAGAAGTACCTGCCCATGCTGACGAAGCAGAAGTCGGCCGACTACAGTGCTTACAAGGACCGAGCGCTGTTCTTCTCGATCACGGGCAAGACGATCGCCGCCCTGGTCGGGCTGGCGATGGTCCGCACCCCGGACGTGAAGTTCCCGCCGGAGATGCGGTCGTACTTCCAGGACGACCAGGGGATCCAGTTCTACGAGATGCTGGCGGTCACCCTGGCGGAGAACCTCCTGATGGGGAGGATAGGCATCCTCGTGGACCGCCCGGCGAAGGGAGGTAAACCGGTCGCCTACCGGTACTACGCCGAGAACATCCTGAACTGGCAGACCGACGAGGAGGAGACCCTAGTGTGGGCGGTCCTCGAGGAGATGATCGAGGCTCCTAGCAGCGACCGCTACGACAAGCAGTACAAGACCCAGTACAGGCTCCTCGAGCTCGTCGAGGGAGTGTACACGGTCACGCTCTTCAACGAGAAGGGCGAGCAATCGGAGCCGCCGGTTGTACCGACCAACAACGGTGTGAGCATGGACTACATACCGTTCTTCGTCGGGACCCCGTTCGGCATGAGCATGTACGTGGAGAAGCCGCCCATGCTCGAGATCGTGGACATCAACATCTCCCACTACAGGACGTCGGCCGACCTCGAGCACGGTCGGCACTTCACCGCGCTACCCACTCCGGTCGTCTCCGGCGCAAGTTCCACGTCGGAGCTGCTCGTCGGCAGCCAGACCGCGTGGGTGCTCCCGGATCCCAACGCCAAGGCGACGTTCTTGGAGTTCACCGGTCAGGGGCTGCAGTCCCTCGAGAAGGCTCTGGCCGAGAAGCAGGGGCAGTTGGCCTCGATGTCGGCCCGCCTGCTCGACAACAGCAAGCGCGGGTCGGAGGCGGCCGAGACGGTCCGCCTCAGGTACGCGTCGGAGACCGCGTCCCTCGCCATGGTGGCGAGGTCCACCGAGTCCCTGCTGACGAAGGTCTACGGGACCATCGCTACCATGGAGTCGTTGGACCCGACCCAGGTCCGGGTCACCCTCAACAAGGAGTTCTTGGATTCCAGGATCAGCGCGAAGGACGTGGTGGACTTCGTGAAGTCGTACCTGGAGGGTGGTATCACCGAGGAAACCCTCGTGTTCAACTTGCGCCGCGGGGACGTCATCGACGTCAACCGGCCCGACGAGGACGAGTTGGCCGCGCTGAAGGCCATGAGAGCCAGTCGGGAGGCGCTCGCGAAGATCGAGGCCACCCCGAAGCCCGCCAGCGGAACAGTCCAGTAGCACCACAAACGCAATCAACCAGAGTGGGAGTGAGAAATGCTTAAGTTCAAGTTGGACGCAATAGAGGGTCTGGAACCGACCGTGTCATCGCTGTACATCCAGAACGAGGAGGACAAGAAGTACTACCTCAACGTGGAAGGGGTCGTGGCGAAGGAGAAGCTCGAGGAGTTCCGCGACAAGAACGTGGAGATCCTCAAGGAGAACGACAACCTGAAGGTGACGTTCAAGGACATCGACCCGAAGAAGTACCGCGACCTCCTGAAGATGGAGGCCGACGGGAAGTTCTCCGGCAAGACCAACGAGGAGATCGATCGCATCATCGGCGAGCGGGTGGGCAGTATGCGCACCGAGCTCGAGGGCAAGATCGGGGAACTCGAGAAGGTGAAGGAGGTCCAAGCGTCGCAGCTGAACGTGATGCTCGTGGACAACGTCGTCAGGGACGCGGCCAACAAGGGCGGTGTCACCGGGGCGGCCGTCGACGACATCCTGCTCCGGGCGAAGACCATCTTCCGCCTGGTGGACGGGAAGCCGGTCCCCCACGACGACCGTGGGAACGTGCTGTACGGGAACGACGGGACGACCCCGCTGAGCGTGGTCGGGTGGGTGGGCAGCCTGAAGAAGACGGCTCCGCACCTCTTCCCATCGTCGCAGGGGTCGGGAGCCCCAGGAGGTCGCCCCGGAACGGGCGTGCCGGACAACATGACTTCGCTGCAGAAGATCTCCGCCGGCCTGGCGGAGAAAGCCTAACCGACCCCCGGAAGGAGAGATCGTGGACCTCATCAGCCTAGTCGTAGTACTCGTAGTGGTGGGCGTGTTGCTGTGGCTGTTCAACACGTACGTCACCATGATCGATGGTCGCATCAAGCAGATCATCAACATCGTCGTCATCGTGGCGGTGGTGCTGTGGTTGCTGTCCCTGTTCGTGGGGCCCATCCACACGTTCAGGGTCGGAAGGTGATCCTGGGACCGTGAGCGACCTCTACGCTCTGGAGACGGCCGATGTCGCCTGGATGGTCCTGGGAACGGTGGTCGTCCTGATCGTCATCGCGGACCTGTACGCCGGCAGGATCGCCCGGTGGGTGCGGTCCCTGTGGGACCGATGATCAAAGCAGTTTACAATGAGAAGCTTCTGTAGTATAATTGCTGAGTACAAATTTTCGGATCCACGGGGATGGGTTTCCCGTTGGTTCGGATGGGTTCGCACCAGTCACCACAGGAAGAGGACCATGGAAATCAGTACGCTCGCGTACAAGCTGTTCGAGGCTCTCGACCACCGACTGCAGAGGATCGAAGTCCTCCTGGGGCGGTTGGCCGACGCCAAGGACGACCGCGAAACTGCGGTCGAGCTGGGAAAAAGCTTAGACCAGAGTGCCAGCGATTTGCAAGGAGCGATCCCACCCGGGACGCCGTAACCGTAACATTCTAGGAAAGGTAACCAAATGTCAGCTGAAATGGACCAATTGGTAGTGGACGTATCGGAGATGAAGACGGTCGTGGAATCCGCGGTAGCGGCGTTCCAGGGCATCGCAGTCCAGATCGCGGACGCCGCCGGCGATAAGGCCAAGTCATTGGCCCTGTCGGCCGACGTCGATGCCACTGCTGCGGCGCTCGCCGCGGCGATTCCCGCCGGTACTACGGAACCGGCACCGGTCGTCAACCCGGTAGAGCCCGTCTAAGAACCATGGCGACAGAGACCGAGATCGATGCCGCCGACGCGGTGCTGCAGTCGGTGCGAACGGACTTCAACGCGGCGGCCACGAGCTTCAACGCCACCGCAGCGAGCGTCAACGCCGGTTCGTTGGCACTGAGCACCGCGGGCATCGATCCGGTCCCGATCGTTTCGAAGTTGAACGAGGTTTCGTCAGCGGCCAACGCCGCTGGCGTACTACTGCGAGGGGCCATCTCCGTGCTCGGAGCCAAGAAAGTTCCGCGGATCACCAACTTCGTCGCCACACCGGCCACCCTACCGGCGGGCGGTGGTAGCGTGACGCTCAGCGCGACGGTCTCCGGAGCGACTTCGACCGTCCTGGACGGTCAGATCGTCACCCTCCCGAAGGTGGTCTCGGTCGCCGTGACCAAGACGTTCACCCTGGTCGCGATCAAATCCGGCCAACCCAGCGCCACGGCGATGGTCACGGTCACGGTCGCGCAAGCGGTGCCGGCGCAGACCATAGACACGTTTTCGGTCAGCTCGACTCTAGTGACGCTTGGTACTCCGATCACGATCTCGTGGAGCACGAGCAACGCGACGGCCGTCCGGCTGAACGGAGTCGTGGTCACGCCCTCCGGGTCCATGACCGCTACCCCCACCTCGGACACCGTTTACACGATCCAGGCGGACGGGAGCGCGGCCACACTGTCCCGCAGCGCCAGCGTGGTCGTCCAATCGGCGCCGGTTCCGGC